CCTTTGTATCATTAGCAGCGTTATAGTCGTGGCTAAAATAATAAGATTTGTTTTTCATAATAAAAAAGCCCTCGGATTTGCAGGTAATTGCAGTACCTACTCGTCTTCGGGCAATAAAGTTTAATCTTTAAGATTCTGCAATAATCTTAATTCTGAACAAAGGTATTGAATTTTTTGATTTCATCCTCAATTTCATCAATTTTATTTTTATACCATCCTTCAGTATGTATTAGATCCTTAGCAGTAGAAACATTGTAAAGTACAGTAGTGTGGTCTTTTACACCTATGTAAGGAGCTATCTCACTCAAAGATAAATTAGTATGCTTCCTTAATATATAAGCCGCAGCCTTACGAGCAAACACAGTATTCTGTAATCTGTTTTTAACAAGCACTTCTGTATCAAAAATATCCTCTACTAAGCCAACTAATTTTTTCATTGTAACCCTGTTATTATTTCTAATAACCTCATCTTTTTCTAAAATATTATAAGCTACCAAAGTAGTTTTTAATTTTTTTAAATTACTCTTTTGTGCTAAATAATAATCTAGAATGTTTGCTTCTATTGTTTGCATAATTAAAATTCTAAATCATCTTTTACCACAGGCTGATTTTGTTCTTTAGGTTTAAAATTATCCTCGTAGATCTGGTAATCTGGATGTTTACTTTCTGTCTTGTAAGTGTTTACCCACATTGAATACTTTTTATCTTCAATGGTAAAGCTAATTACTTCGCCTTTAGCGGTGGTTTTTTTCCAAGCTCCATACTTTTTTTTAATTTCTGACATTAGTTTTTATTTTTTAAAAGTGAATATTTAGCAACATATTTGCAATTGCGTTTTGTTCCTACATTTACAATATCTGTTTTAATATTGTGTCCTTCATCACGAAGGTTAAAAATTAAAGCAGCTAGTCTAAATGTTCCATATTTTCTTAATGCCACTAATGGAGTAAGCGGCTCTTTTTTTAGGTGATTAAGCACCATTGTTTGTACACTCATTTTTTGTTTTTTAATTTTGAAAAATTGTATTGATTGTTTAAAGTATATGAATTATCGGCAGTATTACTACGGAAATTGCTAGATACTTTTAACTTATTAAACCACTCTTGTTCGGTTAATTTCTTCTCTGGTAAAGCTATTCTGCTTACTTTAATTCCCCAAATATTTTCCATAGTTATTTGTCTTTTAATTTTTCTTCATCAATTTGGTTTTCTGTTTGTTTGTCCTGTTCTTCTTCTTCTTCTTCATCTTCCCAATCACAATGCTCAAGACAATCAGGACATATATCTATTTCTGGCATTGTAGTATGTGCGCCACAGCAAGTTGAGTATGACATAATTATTTAGTTTGATTTTGATTAATAGATTTTAAAGCCTTGTTATACTGTTCTAAAGAAGTAATAGCACTTATCTTAATAGCTACCTTTGACTTCATATCTTCATCCCAAGTAGTATTCTCTAGTAAAGATATTAATTCCATTCTTTTAACCTCGCCTACTTCGTCCTTATGCTCATTATTAGCATCGGCATCTTTGGTGTCATCAATGGCAAATAAACCATTCAATGCGTACTTTCTTGCGTAAGATGAAGCAGCACCTGTTATTTGTGCTGCATCCATTCCCTTTTTTACTTCTTCTTCCCTAGCCCAACCACATACAGAGATGTGGTCATCTGTGCCATCTAATAGCGTTGCAGTAGCCTTTATGTAGATCCTATCACCTACCTGTACTACTTCATCACTTACTATCAGAGCAGTTCCGTATTTATGTAAAATAGGTTTGACCGCTTCAATGATGTCCTCTGCACTTCGGTACTTGTATTTCCCAAAGTTGTTTGTTTGCCCTTTTGGGGCTTTTAATTCTGCTTGAATTTTTACTAAGTTCATTTGTTTGTTTTTAATTTTTATTATTGATGTTCTTCAAATACTTCGGTCATATCGCTTAACCTTATGAAAGGTCTAGCTACTTGTGGTTCTACTTTAGCATCTGGATATTTAGCTTTGTAATATTCGCCAAATTCATCCTTAGCTTTTTCGTACATTATATAATACTCTGCCTTAAAAAATTTATGACAGTTCTTATATTTATATCTCCAATAGTCCAGGTTATCTCCTAGTTTCATTAATTGATAGTCCATTAGTCAATAGTTTTAGTTTCTAAAATTGTTTTAATCGGTGATAGGCTGCCACCATTTGAAATGATAATAAACTTTTGATAAGCGGTCTCTTTATCACTACTTCCTGATTCACTTACAAAATACGAATCAACAGTTGTGTAATAAAAAATCCACGCATCATTTGCTCTTTGTTCTTGTACAAATTCTACTTTTTTCATAATTTTTTTAGTTTGTTTATGAAGCAAAAATAAAGGTTATCCTCGTATTATCCAAAAATTATACCCAATTTTTTACATAATTTTATAAGCGGTAAATACAAAGGATAAACGGTAAATGGCTAATTTATCAATCAAAAGTGAGCCGTTTATCAATCAAATACGGCTCAAGTAAATGTTATAATTGTCTGGACAAAACCTATAAATACTAAAGAATTTAGTTAAAGGCTGCCATCTTGTAAAGGTAGATCTATTGTGTCATCTATTTTTCTGTAGCCTTCTTGCCAAAGGACTTTAGTTAATATTATGCTTTTTCTGATAATAGTTTTTTCACAATCTTTAGGATTTATCAGGTGCATTAGCTCGTGTATTAAAATTTCCATTGCCTTTTTTCCACGCAGCCTTTCATCAATTTCTATCACCCCATCGCTAGATGAAATTCCGTAAGCCTGTTGCTTACCAAGTTTCCTATATATGATTTTAATTTTCACGATTTTAAAAGCAGTTCATCTGGTCTTTCAATCTCTTTAACTACCATCTTAGTTCCACCACGAATCTTAGCTAACATTCTACTTATGTCAGTTTGCAACTCACATACTTTTTCAAACTCGTTAACTAACCAACTCTCTTGTTCTTGTATTGTCATTTTGTTAAAACCTTTTGGCATTTTCATTCTGTCTAGTTTTTATTATCTTCTTTAAATATATAGCTAAGTCTAATGCTTCTTCGTAAGCGTGTTGCAACCATTGTTCTTCATCTAAATCAGTTCTATCCATAGTAGTTCCATATTCTTTTTTACCTTTTTCTTCTCTAGCAATTAAGTCATCAATTATAGAATACATAATCTTACTCATTACTTATCTGTTTTAGAATGATATTTATTACAAACTTTACACTTATATTGAATCCTAGTTAAACCTGTTGCGGTTATAACTTTATTATTTAAAATCAAATCTTTGCCACCTGCACCACACTCAGGGCAGCTCCCTCTATCCTCTCCAAATATAACCCCATAATGTGTCTTAGGTATCATATGCCCTCTTAACGCTTTGAATACTTGCTCAAGTAATGTTACATCCTTCTTACAATACTTAATCATTTTATCCATAGCTATCTTATCATTCTTTAATAGTATATCCTTCCAAAGATTATATTCGGTTTTAATCTTGCCGCCTAAACCTAGAAACTCTGCTATGTAATTCAGCCTATTAGACTGAAACCTAAATTTAGATCTTGCAACTTTTAAAGTATCAATAGTTACATAGGTTGGAAACATATCTATTTTATGGAATAAGCATCTAGTTCTTATCCAAGCTAAATCAAACTTATCGCCATTGTGTCCTACCATCTCATTAGATTGATTTGCTACATCAATAAATTTGGTAAGCATTGTTTTATCATTTTGTTTACTATCCCATTGCAAAGAGTAAACTTCCTTTTCATCTTCCCACTTATAACAAATGCAAATGATTGCACGTTCTTTTATTATGTTATCTGTTGTTATGTTTTTTTTGTACCCTGCTTCCCAGAACAATCCAATGTTTGGACTTGTTTCAATGTCAAAGAATAATCTTCTCCTTTTGGTTTTTAGCATTATATATTTTTGTAGTTAGTCGTTCCATTTAGTTTTATTGCTTTTAATACTTGCCTTCTGTGTCTATCTGAATAGGAAACGTGAACCCACGCAGGATTTTTGTCAGTACCAAATTCCCAAATTAATTGGTCAAAAGGTAGCTTATCTTTTATGTAGTAAAATATTTCTTCATTTTCAACCCCATAGCTAGTGCCATCCATATCTATATCTATTGCCTGACCTAATGAGTGCTGTGATGTATTTGAACCCCCTACTTTGGCATTTAATTCCTTAGACCTGTATCCGCTTGAAATTAAAATAGGGCATCTGAAATTAGCCCTAATAGGCTCAAAGATATGTTCTGCTAATAGCTTTAAGTTTGCTATATGTTCTGCCGTTGGCATATTACTAATGTCATTGCGCTTTGCTGATTCTGACCTAATGATTTCTGCTAATTCAAGATGTTCGGATAATTTCATATATTATTTTATTTAGATACAAAAAAACAAATCAATATTAACCACAAAAATACACCAAAGATTAATACCTTTTGTTCATAAGTAGTTATTTTATTATTGTTCATTTTTTTTAAATATTTTCTCAGCCGTTGTTAACCCTAAGCATCCAAAAGCTAATGCAGATACCGCATAAACTAAAGCCTCACTAGGTGCTTTATTTAATTCACTAAATGAATTATGATACATAGTAACACATAACGATACTACGCACATTAAACCACAAAGCCTTTTCATACTTAAAGTTCCATTATCTTCGCAAAAAAATTGTTTCATAATTAATGTAATTTACTGAATTGAAAAATGATAATCCCAATTAAAATTAGTTTACTTGCTGCGTGTAACTTTTCAATTTTTCTTTGATTTTCATTATACGCTTCATATATTCTTTTATTTTCTGTGTATTTCCATTTCCAATCATAGAACGAATCTTTGAGCAAAAAAATTGTATTGAATAAACTATCATATTGTATTCTCTTTATATTGAAACTATCTTTTGTTAAACTTAAATCTTGATTGAATTTATTAAAAGTTTTATTAATTTGTTCTCCTTGTTTTAAAGTCATAATAACAACTGTATCTTCGCCTATCTTTTTAGTAATTGGGTATTGGCAATAACATAAATTTGCCACCAGTATCAATACTAACAGAATCCAACTTGCTTTTAAGTTCATTTAATTCAATTTTTAAATCTTTAATTTCCCCCTTCATTGAGACAATTGTTGCAATTGTTTGTGTTACTAATTCGCCTTCCTTTTTACTTGCTGCTTTCTGAACCTGTACTGACCTATTATTTGTTTCAGTTACTTTTGACATAAGTTGTTGAAACTCACGTTCTTGTTCAGCTTCTTCACTTGTTTTTTGTGCCGATACAGTACATCCAAATAAGAATAGAATAAATAAATATTTCATTATTTAATTTTTTGAATCTTACCTAATTGCTCTAAAGTTGAAAGTTTAGTCGTAGCTGAAGCCAATGAAGAATCACAACGACGCAGCGCATCGCTTACCAAGTCAACACGATATTCTAATTTTTCAATCTTGCGACCTTGCCCTTCAATTTGATTATTAAACGTTCCTCTTATGTCAATATATAAAACTGAAATTCCAATAATTACTAAAAACATAGTTCCAACCACAGGGTTTTTACTAAAGTCTTTAAAACTTATTGGAAGCGGATTAGCTGAAACATTTAACTTTTTACTTGTTGCCATTAAATATGATTATAATTTTAAATAGAATCCAAAGCCATATTTTACATTTTGACCACTTTTTAAATTAAAGCCTATTAGAGCCTTATTTTTGACCTTGTACATCATTCCAATACCTATCCCATCTAATTGCCTATCCTCTCTTATTTCGCCCATAAACCCCAAATAAAGGGCATTCTTTACTTTAGGCTGAATTGTCTTTGTAATATATATAGCCTTTTCTTTTATGTTAGCTTCAAACTTCCTGCCTATTATTTTGTTTTGTGTAATTGTGTCCTGTATGTAGAACGTATTGGAATCCATTAATATTGTGTCATTATACGCATATATTCTATTGTAGTCGTTTATTATACGTATTGTATCGTGTACCTCTGTACGTACACTATCAATAATATAGAATGGTATATCATTCCCCTTTCTATACTTAATGGATTGTTTTGTTGTGTATATAGTATCATACTTAATAGTTTCCAAAAGTTCTCTATTAGTAAACTTTTCTCTATTAAGATATACTATGATTATTAAAAATGCTAATAAAAAAATTAGGAAATTTTTAATCATTCTTGAATTTTTTAGCTGCTTTGTAATAATAACGAATTGCGAATAAACCAGAGATAATAGCAACCAAGCTACCAAATAGTGTCACAATAGGTTGAATACTTGCGATACTTATTGCAGCACTTGTAATGCTTAATACCACTCCAAAGTCAGCTTGATTGCTATGCTGTGTCATCTTAATCTTCTTTTAAATCTACGACCTTAGCATCTTCTTTAGGATTTTGCTCGGCATTTAATTTACCCAAAAAGTTTAAAATTGGATTAGCAAACTTAGCTGGGATTTCCAATAAATAAGCCTCTAATTCCTTAATTTGGTCTGTTGTTAATGTTACCATTTTATTTGTTTTTTTTGTTTATATAAAATAACCTTCTAGATTCATTTCTTTTTTCTATAGTTTCTATACTTTGTTTTTTTCCAATCTTAGCCAAAGATAACTTTTTCTTATGTTCTTCAGTCAATTTTGGTCTTTTTACACCTTTTCTAGCTAAAGACATCTTCAATTTTGTTTCTTCTGATAGCTTTTGTCCTGTCTTACTTTTATTGCCCATTCTTGAAATAGAAAGTTTTTTTCTAGTTTCTTCGGTAATAACAGTTCCTAAAGTTCCTTCTCCACCATCAGTCAAATTTGTCAATATACCAGTTCCATTGTTTTTTCTTCCATAAAGAGCAATAAACTCTTTTTCCTTTTCTTGTGCATCGTTATAATTTAACCCATCTAATAAAATTTCAATTTCAATATTAGATTTATCAGCTATAATTTTCCACAAACCATTCCTATTATATCTTTCTCTTGACCTATTATATCTTTCATCGCTTCCAATTCCGATATAAAAAGGCTCGTTTTTATCTAATCTAATATGTCTATATACATATGCCATATTACAAATTTACAATTATTTAGCTGCAATTATTGCTTTTAATTCCTCTATTTGTACTTGTTGCTCTTGAATACTTTTTATTAAAAGTGGAATAAATTGGTCATATCTTAAACCCTTTGTATCTGTTTCTTCATCGTGTATGAATCCACCAAAATCTTTACCATCTAATAATTCTTCTACCTCTTGAGCAATTAAACCATAATGTGTTCTTTTCCCTTTTCTTGGAACTATAACAGATTCGGTTTTTTCATTACCTTCTTCATCTAATATAGGGTTACCTTCTTCATCTTTAACAACTTCACTTGTTACTATATTTTGACCAACTTTCCATTTAAAAGAAACAGGTCTTAATTTACTAATAAAATCTAATCCTAAATCAGCATCAATAATATCCTTCTTTTCTTTTTCATCCGATGTTTGTATTGTTCCGTTTGCTGCCCATACTGCTGACCATCTTGTTCCACTAACACCTAATGAATAAGCATTATCTGTTCCCGGCTGAGTGTTACCACCGCTTGTAATACGCATTCTTTCGGTAAGAGATGTACCTGAATAAAATGTTAAAAATCCACTTTTAAGAGCTAATTCTGCTGAAGCACTTGTACTTCCATATATATTTTTAATAGTACAAACAGTAAATCCACCATTGTCTTGACTTAATTCAAAACCACTTGCACTTGGTCCAATTCTAAATGTTGTAGTATTTCCTGAAATTGCTTTTACTTGCAAATTCACGTCAGGTGTCATACCAATACCTACATTACCACCACCTTGAACTGATAACAAACTTTTATTGCCATCATAAGTCTGAACATTAAAAGCATCTTGACTTGATGTAGAACCTCCACGAACAGTCAAACCTTGTCCTGTTGCAGATGTATTATAGATTACTGCACCATAAGCCACAGCAGTTGAATGGTCTACTCTTAATGCTCCTGTAAATCTTCCTGTACCTGTAACATCTAATGTATAAGAGGTATTAGTATTACCTATTCCAACATTAGTTCCATTATCAAATATTAAGCTATTGCCTATGGTTGATGTGCCTGTAAATTTAGAAATGTAATTAGTTGTTCCTGTTCCTGTCACAGGATTAGTTAAAGCCGATTGTTTATTATTAAAGGTTGTCCAATCAGCAGAACTTAATGCTCCTCTATTTGTTGCACTAGCCGTTGGCACATTTAATGTTATAACAGGAGTTGTAGTGCCGTTAGCAACAGATGAACTTAAATCAGTTCCTGTTGTACCTAAAGTTAAAGCAGCTACCGAAGTAACAGTTCCAACACCTGAGCCACCTACTAAAGCTATTGTTCCACTTGCAGCAGGGAATGTGAAAGTCTGTGTACTATTATTAAATAATAATTTTGCAATACTTAAATTGTCCCTAAAAATAATATTATTTGTTGTAGCATCTGAATATAAATTAACTGCATCACTGCCAAATGTTGCAGGAACTGAACCTTTAGCAATTTTAGCACCATAGTTTATTTGTGTAGGTATTGCATTTGAAAATATTGCATAACCAGAAAAATTACTATTGCCAACAAAATCAGTATTGCCATTAATTGTTTTATCCCCTGCAATCGTTTGACTTCCTGTGGTTATTAAACCTCTATTTGTAGCACTTGCATCTGGAATATTAAAAGTATGCGTTGCAACACTTGAAACAATATTAAAATCCGTTCCACTTGTTCCTGTTGCAAAGAATTGTGTTTGTCTTGTTAAACTATTTAATGTAGTCAATCCCTTAGAAAATGTTGTAACTACTTGACACAAATGACTATTCTCTGTATGTAAAGTAACTACTTTTGTATCTACGTTTGCATATATTCTAACCGCTAATCTATCTGTAATTGTTAAAGCACTTGCAGCCACAGGGATAGCAAAATAATAAGGGCTTAAAGTTGTACCATTACTTAAATACTCGGGTACTGATTGACTGCTACCTAATAGCGTAAAAGTACTTCCGTCATATTTGTAAAGTTCCGCATATACATAAGGATTATGAGCATTACTATTTACACTAAAATAAAACTCACAATTAAAGTTACCACCTGGTACTTCTAATAAAGCAGGGTCGTTAGCATCAGTTATATAACTTGCTATATATCCATCTGCCGAAATAGTAATATCAGTTCCTGCACCGATTATTGGGTCTTTACTTAATTCTCTATAAGCAACACCGCCAATAGTACCTTGTGAAACACTTGAATTTAGATAATAACTAACCGAACTTCCCCCACCTGTTGATGTTGGGAAATCTGCTAATGCACCATCCCCTCTAACATATTGAGTAGCTGCTCCTGCAAAGCCTATATTAATTGTTCCTGCCGTTGTTATTGGACTGCCTGTTATTGTTAAAGCATCCCCTGTTTCAGTAACACCTACGCTTGTAACTGTGCCTGTTGTAGCAAATAAATTAGCTATTTGTAATAACGTAATCTTTTTACTTACGCCTGTTGTAGGGTCGCCTATTATAGTTAAATCAGAAGTTTGTGGCGAAACGTTAGTCGCTAATTGATTTATTTTTTTAGATTCCATTTGTAGGTATTTGACAAGTGTCGTTTAATGAAGATAATGTTAATGTAAAATCAATCTTAATACCTGCTAATGAATCAGGGTCGCTTTCTGTATAAAATGTTATTGGCATATTATCATTAGCTATCCAATTGTATTGTGGGTCTCTTAACTCTGCTACCATATCTTGACCTATTAAAGTCATATCGCTAAGTACCTCCGTTTCATTTGTTTCTTCCATTAGCATTCTATCCATAACATAAATAGAAAAACTGTATTGTATTTGCTTTGCTAAAATCTGAGCATTAGTTAACGTAAAAAACATAGCAGGGTATGTTACCTCACCATTGCTTAACCTCTCCCAAACATCGCCAAAGTACACAAACTTAATTTGTTTGTGGTTGTTTCCGAATGCTGTTATTTGCTTTACTAACTGATTTAATGTTAATGCCATCTTTTTTTGTTTTTTCTAAATAAACTTTTAGCTTATTTTGATTTTTTAAATTAGCTTCTTTGCTCATATTAACAGCCTATTTTACCTTGATATTTTTTCTCTAAGTTCTTACTATCATAACAACTATCATCCTCTAAATATAAAGATGAAGTGTAACCCTCAAGGTCAGGTACTACTGTGTCTATGCCACTTGTAAAGTTTAAATACTCTGGGTAAATAGCATTGTTTTGTCTTAAAAACTTAATCATTCTTTGCTTGTAAAACTCTGCTCTTGCTCTGTATCTATTAGCTACATCAATCATATCTTGCATAGAAGGATTCTCTGTACTTTCGCCTTGTTTTCTTAGCAATCCTTTATTATAAAACTGATAAGATAAGCCCATAGGTAGCTCACTCATTACATAATAAATCAAGCAATCTGTTACATAATCATTTAGTAAAGTAGTTTCATTTCCATTTAATGTAGATCCATTAATAGCACTTTGCAATTTATTATATAATGTGCTACCTAGAGCAGGCATTATATACATATCTTGCGCAGTCTTAATTTCTGGCAATACTAATTTTTCATCCACGTTTGCGTGTAAGCCTGTTCTATCCTTGATACTTTGTACCGATATAAATAATGTATTTAATGACATTTCTTTTTATTTTTTTCTTGTAACAATATTTGTCAACCATTGATGCCTACAAGATTCACTTATAGTGCCACCATCATTCCACCAACCTCCCCTCCTATCCCAAACCGAGTAGCCTAATCTAGCACTAATCATTTCAATTTCACTTCTACTATATAGCTTATTTGCTCTTAATAATTCTTTGCAAAAAGGTCTGCTTGTACTAATATCACTATCATTAAAACCTGATATCCAGTCATAAGAATAACGAACTAAAATCTCTGTTGTTTCTGGCTTTGTTTCACCAACTGCTTTGCTCAATGGTTGGGTTAGTTCTCTAGATATTTCAATATCACTATTAATACCTTTTCCTATTTTAGTTTCTTTAACCTTTAATATTTTTCTATCTTCTAAATCTTTTAAAATATTATTTATATTATTAACATCTTCATCTAAAATTTCTGCTAAAACCTCTGGAGTAATATTCTTTTGCTTTGCTATTTGGTCTAATATATTTGATTCTAGTTGTGTAACATCTGCAAACATATAAAAATCGGTCTCATCATTAAATCTCTTTTTAGATTTCCAAACATTAAAAGATTCTTTACTCTCACCAAATTCAAAAAATACACCAAAGTCTTGTGCTGCAAATTGAGCATCTAATTCTTCCGAACCTAACCAAGTAGAAACCTCGTCATCACTTAAAGCATATCCTGTTTTAAGCATTGCAGTAGCTTGTTCTCTGTTAATCTTGCCCTTTGTAAACTCACGAATGATACGCTGCATATTTTGCCACTCACGACCTTTCAATCCTTTGATATGCTCGTTTACAGATAACTGCTCGGCAGGTATTGTAGCATCATTTACAGGAGCATATTTGGTCATATCAATACCTAATTTTTCTAATATCCATTCTTTAGGTGCAATATTAGAAATAGTTTGTTCACTAAATTCAATTCCTAAAGGCTCGGTAGGAATAATCTTAATCTCACTTATAACACCTTTTAATTTAGCTAACATATTAAACACACTTTCTAGGTGCATTTGTTTTGCGTTTACATAAGTGTTTTTAAATATCTCGTAACCATCGCGCATCTCGGTTCTGCTTCCTAGCTTACCTGCTTCGGCAATACCCATAATAGATGGGGTAGTAACTTGATGCCCTGAAAATATATTAGTTTGAATTAACGAATCTACTCTACCGAAATCTTCTTTAGTTAAATCACTTGTACCTAAGTCATCTACGACAGGCTTCCTAGATATGTCATTGACAAAAGCAATCATATATTTCTTACCATCCGCGCCGCTATATGTCTTACGCAATCTATTATCTACATTACGCTTTTCTTCATCACTAGGTTCGCCATTAGGCAAAGTAATAAGTTTGCTAGCAGAAAACCCTGTCTGTGCGTTACCTAAAATATGTTTAGAAACTTCAATATCTGATTCAATATAATTTAGAGCTGCAAAGTATGAAGGCAATCCATAGATACCAATGTTAGGTCTGTATTCTTTTACATAAAGAATTTGTTTACCATTTGGCTGCTTAGTATTGAATGCACGAATAACATCTGGTTTAACCTTGTTATCCTTCCAATCTTCTTTATACCAATATTGAGTATTATCCTTATTAGTTCTAATCTTAGTATAATCACAATGCCATAACTCTGCAATGTTGCCTGATAAATCCCAAATAACTTCTAAATAAGCACCGCCAAATATCTCAATGTCTAAAGATACCTTTCTAGTTAAATCGTTTAAAGATTCAACTCTATTAGCTTTGTCTATGAATGCTTGGGCATCCGCTTCGCCACTCCATCCGTTACCTGTAATATAATGTACCTTGCTTTTAACAATTGCACTATGTTTAGATGACTTGTTATAAAGGTCAACTATATAATCAGGGTAATCGTTGTTCTCGCCATATTTAATGTAGCCTCCATCAATACCCTTCTTTTCTTTAAATTCAGGCTGTCTGGCTTCTGCGAATGTTAGTACTCTTAAATCTATCATTGTCTAATTGTATAAGTGTCTGTTGTTGTAAATTGGTTATATGTTAGCGTAGTTCCTGAAAGCCACATAATACCTGTTTCTAGCTTGTTTAAGCCACTAGGATTTGTGTTTGAGGTACTTGCCTGCTCATATATTTCGTATGTGTATTGCCCTTCTAATTGGCTTGCAAAGTGTGTGTTTGTTACAATGCTAAATTCATTGTACCTATCCTTGTACAAACTTGTATCACTAGCAAATAACTTAACAAACTTAACCTCTAAATTTGTACTTCTATTAGTAAAGACAAACAAATAGTTAGGGCTTGTTAATAACTGCTTTTCAGTTAATGTTAACACAATAGTATTAGTTTCTGTTTTTGTTAAATGTATCATCTACCAATAAATAGTAAAATGATGAATGTTTGCAATTGTTCACATTTTTAACTTTTTCACGAAAACGTGAACATAACAAATTGTGTAACATTGATACACTTATTCATACGATAATGTGTCATTAAAGCCGATAATGATTGATAATCAGCTCACTTATGATTGATAAAATAAAAACCCCCACCTAGAGAACTAGGCAGGGGAACTAAACTATGAAAAACTACAAACTTCTATCCTGCAGTTGTTAGGGCAGCAGCTACTGTACTATTAACCTCTGGTGCTAAAGCAGGTTCTGCTCCAGCAAAGGTTAAAGTATATCCGCTTCTATCTCCTTCAGCAGTACCTGTTGCAGCACTACCTGCTGTTAAGTCTAAAGACCTTGTTTTACCAAGCATAAAGAACTTACCATTGTTGTCTTTAGCAACGGCAGTAAGTCTATTTTGTGCTAATAATAAGATTTCATTTCTTGTATTAGCTTGTAATTTATTTAAAATTATTGTCAATTCAGGAGTAAAATACAAAGTACCATTTTGAACATTTGATGCTACGTTTTCAGTAAACATTGATGTTCCTTTTGTTAACTCATATTTGTAAAACTTCTTGCCTGCTGCTTTTACTAAAGCGGTAATTACACCACTAACTTCAGTACTTGAAGTAATATCTGAACTTGCAATAAAATAAACCTCTGTAATTCCACCTAAAGAATCACGACAATCTAGGGTATATCCCTGTGTTAATGCACACGCCATTTTTGTTTATTTTATTTTATTAAAAAATGGGGAGTATATTTCAACTCCCCTTATAATTAAATTGCTACTTTTACGATTTCATCAGGGAAAGCTACGTTCACACCCATTTTGAACTCTGCTGCAAAACGAACCTCATCTGCTTCTTTAGCAAAAAAGATTTCAAATTTTTCTTCTTCGTTCAATAAATCTGTACCTAAGAACAAGTTGCTTAAACGCATTGCATAAACATCATTAGTTCCGTTTAAACCTTGTAAAGCTACAACTTTAATGTTTGTGCCTGGTAATATAAACTCGCTATCAGCTTTAACATCTATTGAATATTGGAACATATTAGCGTTCTTCAATGCAATAGTGTAAGTTCTAAAAGTATCTTGACCACAAACGATAACCATATCGTCAGCAGCTACTACTTTAGCAGGGATTGCTTTGTAAACACCATCAAATAAGCTAACAACGTTACCAGCAGTGATAGATGTCAAAGGAGCACCTGAAATAAATCCAGATACGTTTGCATCTACAACACCTGCCGCAGCACCGATTAACTTAACAAAGCCATCAAACTTGTTTAAGTTACCATTAGCTGAAGCAGTATCGCCATTCCAAATTGCAGTCTCTAATTGAGATGCAATAGTCTTAGCTTTTCTTTCGCTATAATCTTGCTCAAAAGGAATAGAATCGTATTGGCTACCTGTTGGTAATGCCTTTTGTAAATACTTTGCTTCTAATGCTTTAGGACATAAAGCCTCTTGTACTTTAATCTTACCAACTGTTACTGTTCTTTGAGTAAAAGTAGTTGTACCCGATGCGTTCCAACCGCAAGTTCCACCTGCTTGGAAGAAAGCATCTGTATCCATAATGTTAATGGTCTCTGCGGATTTAACTCCAACCATAACGTTACCTGCACTCTTAATAAGGGCAGCAGTTTTTGCACCTAAAACAGAAGAAGATACTAATTGTGCTTCGTTCTCTTTAGTGTAGTTTGTTAATGAACTGACTGTAAATGACATTTTTTATTATTTTATTTGTTTAAAATTGCGTTTCTATATTTCTCTAATCTTTCATACTTAATATCATTTGTAGATACATAAGATTGAAATGCGTTTGCTGATTTTTGAGTAGGCTCAGACATTGGGGTATTTGAAAGTGCCTCTACTAATTCAGCTACTTGTGCAAAACCTTGCTTTACTTTGTTCTCTAATTCAACAATCTTTTTTTCTAATTCTTCTTTTTGTGCTGCAAACATTTCTGCCATAGCAGTTGTGTCTTGTGCAGGTGCAACAGGAGCAGCAGGTGCGATAGGTTCTTCTTCTATAACATCTTCTTTAGGAGATGCTATTTCAATGATAATACCTAACTCATCAACTTGGATAGAAGTACCATCCATTAATTGATGTTCGCCTTGTGGAGCAGGAGTGCCATCGGCTAACTCTACTTTGCCACCTATTTCTAATGCAGAAATCATAACCTTTGTACCATCTGCCAAAGAGTATTCAGCCATTTCTACCTTTGTAACTTCAGGTGCAATAGGTTCAACCATAGGAGCAACTGGTGCTTCTTTTGGTTCTACTTGTGGAACATCTTCAAACAATGCTCTAATTTGTTGTATCGCCTCTTTTGTGGTCATCTTTATTTTTCTTTAAATGTTAATAAATAATATTGTTTATCACTTAAGCCTTAATAGAACTTAAGATGTCTTTAATCTGTTGCATCTTTACTTCATCTTTAGATTGCTTTGGAGTATAATTAAATATCCCTTCAATAGAGAATCCTTTAATAGTACCATCTTTAACTTTAGCCCATACTGCTTCATTTTCTACTAACATAGAAACAAACCAACTTCCCTCTGGCGCATCTTCAAATCCTTTCATTGGTGCTATGCCTCTTGACTTATCACTAATAAAACTTTCAAACATAGTAACACCTGATTCAATTTGATTAGGGTCGTGCATTAAGTTTACATTATTTTGATAGCCCTTCTTAAAATACTTTTGAGCAATCTTGACAATAGTATCTTTAGAGAAAGCAACATAATAATCACCAAAGCTAACATCACTTCTAAAAATAGGAGTGTCAGCCAACATAGCACAACCGCTAATAATATGCTTATCTTCGCTAATGATTTCAAACTTCTGCTGATTTTTAAACGCATTCCAATTCTTTTGAATGGCAGGTCTATCTACCAAAGCGACATATTGAACCTCTGCATCGTCGTTAAGGTCATCCGATATGTCTAACATATATAAAGGTAATTCCATACTCATAAATAGTAATTTTTTAAATATTAACTAAATCTTGCTCTTTGTCTTATTGCGGTTATTCTTTGTTGGTTGCTTGTAACATCACTTTCAATCACATAAGCTCTTACTGCTTGATTGCCTATATCATTAATAGATTGTTGACTTAGGTTTGTTGTTGCAGCTTGTGGTTGTTGTGGAGTTATTGGTGCTTGATTAATCATTGATGGCGCACTAATTGAACCCATTCCACCACCACCTGGCACTTGACTTAAAATACTTTTAGCTTTTCCTACCGCACCTAATACGGCAGCGATTTGTGTTGCATAAAATATTGGGAATGCAAATGGAGCAGCCGGACCAGTTGCCTTTGCACCTTCTTGTGCAATAGTTAAACCACTTGCAAAACCTCTACCTGTATCAATAATAATTTGTGATAACGCTGCAGCTTTAGCTACCGCAGTACCTTGACCCGCTAATTGTTGTATTAAGTTTAAACCTTGATTTGCAATATCAAATTTTGCATTTTGAAATTGTAATTCTGCATTTAAAAGCGCATCTTTATTTTTCTTATCTTCATCTTGTGCAGTCTTATTAATTTGTAGAACTTGTGCGGTTCTATATTGCAAACCTTTTATTCTATCTTCTTCTGCAGCTTTTGCTGCTTCAGCATCAGCTTTATCTGCCTCCGCTTGTAATTTCTTACCATCTTCTAATAATGCTAAATCATCCCCTTGTACTTGTAACTTTGCTCTTAGATTAAATGCAATTAATTCATCAGCTTTCTTTTTATCATCTTTTTCTTTTTGTTCGGCTATCTTTCTTAATCTTTCTTGTTCTGCTAATCTTGCTATTTCTGCTTCGTTAACAATATTTTTTATTGTATTTTGAGTAGCAGTAGCAGCTTTTGCATCAATGCTAGCAATTTCATTATGATATCTTTGTTGAGAATCTATTTTTAATTGCCTATATGTTTGTTCTATTTTATATATCTCCGCTTCGCTATTACCTTTTGCTTTTGCTCTAGCTACCGCTAATTTTTGTTCTCTATCTAAAAATGCAAGTTCAGCTTCTAATTGAACTTTTGCGCCATCCTCAACTTGTTTATTTAATTTTTTTTGTGCTTCAGCAGCCTTTTCTGCTGCTCCTATATATTTAGAAAATGCCTCAACAGCAAATCCTATTGCTACAATCAATAATCCAATACCTGTTGCAATTAAAGCTATTCTAAACAATTTCATTGCTGTAGTTGCACCTGTTACAGCAGTTGTTGTTGCTACTACTGCAACTCCGTGTTGAACTGTTGCAGCTGTTTGACCTTCTATTGCAATAATATCTGTTCCAGCAACTACAACTTTATTTCCTATTGCTCCAGTTGCTCCTTGAACAATAGCAGTAGTTCCAACGATTGCAATTCCTTGCTCAACTACTGATGCAGTTTGCGCTTGTGTTACAGCAATATCTGCTTGAGTAACTACAACTTTTTTTCCTATTACAAAATTATATGCCTCTTGAAATATTGTTGTACTTTTTATTACTGCACCTAAGTTTTTAAAACTATCTATACTTTCACCAAGTGATTGTAAACCTTGCGATATAGCCATTGCAGATTGAACTTTTAATAATGTTTTTTGAACATCATCACTTTCTGCACCAAATAAAGCCATAGCACCCTGTACTGCACCAAATCCACCTGCTACTCCTGATAATGAAGAAGTAAGTGCTTTAAACTTTGCATCTGGATTAAAGGAATCTGTTAATGCTTTAGCATCTCCTATCCTATCTTTAAGCTCTGCTGCTTTTTTTGCTGCATTAGCTGCTTGTATTGACGTTGCGCCAAACTTATCTGATAATCTTACTACATCTGCATTTGCTTCACGAAGTTGCTTTTTAAGTGAACCTATAGAATTGTCAACACCATTGGTGTTTACATTGACGTTTAAATTCAAATTTTCTGTTGCCATTAGTATATTGTTTCAATTACTTTTAATAAACTTATTTTCGTTGTATTGTATTCCATAGGATTAAATCCTTCAATCTTATTTAGCCTAAATAGAACTCCATCTATCCAAATGTATTTAGAGAAATCTACATTATTGATATCTACTGTATTTAATAAAGCACTACAAGTTAATAGCTTACTATCCTTGCTTGTTATCTCTGCTAAATAATTACTATAATATGCGTTAAATAAATTTGTTGTTGGGTATGAAGTGGTAGTTATATAAACCTCTTTAGGCGCACCAAAATTAATATCATTATCAGGTATTCCAGAATCGTTAAAATGTAAATGACCTGCATAACCATAGCTATTTAAAGTTACTAAGTTAGATAAACCTGCTTGGTTTTTTATATTCCAAGTTGCTACACCACTTAACTTTTGTACTTGCATAATTCTAATAACACTATCTACCGATTGTTCTTTAGTATTGTTATCAGATATTTTTAATATTTGAGTAACTCGTTTATCCCTACCTGTTGCTTGAATTAGTGGGCTTGATGCAAATATTATTTCAAGTGTGTCCGTATTTTTACTAAAATCATAATCAGTATCGTATAGCCTATCGCCATAGTTCTCATTATATTTCTTTTTATAATTCTCATTGTAACTATCCGTGTCATCTTTGTATTTAAATTGGTAGTATCTTGCATTTAGTTCACTCATTGGCTTTATACTCAATGGCTTAGACCTGTCTATCTTATTAGACCAATCTAAAGCATTCGCACTTGTAGTTGGATAAAAGTCTATATAAGGTTTTATATAAATCTTTTTATCTGTGTATATGTCATCATAAACATATAGGTTGTACATCTTGCATATACTTAAAAAGAAATCTCTTTGAAATATTCCTTTAGGAATTGTACTATTTATTTTTATTGCTTCATTATAGTTAATTGGAACTATATCACTGCTTGTTGTACTTAAATTTAATGAGCCTCCTGATTGAACAACTAAATTATAACCTGTTGAAGTGCTAGTCCAATCTAAAGAGAATGTTAAACTATCGCTTGTGTTAAATGTTATTCCTACTAAATTAATATTAGCAGTAAAGTAATGACCTGCAAATGGTGCGCCTATATAATAGCTTCCAATAGTTACTCCTGCTTTTTTAACATTAAGAGTAGCTATTCCACCTGCGGTATAAAGTCCTACTAATTTAAAATCTAAGTTAATTACCTTAGATGCTCCTGTATAAATATATGTCGTTCCTGCATAAGTAAAGCTACCTAAAGAAGTGTTAGTAAATCCTAAAGGGATAGTTATACCTGTGCCTGTGTAAGTTGCAACAGTTGGAGTAGCTACTAATTGAGTATTGCTTATTGTTGAAAGTATCTTTTGATTGTGCGGTATTATAAGCCTTTTGAAAGGGTCTGTATCTAATAAATCAAAGTCATAAGTATATCCACTATCTTCAATTATCTTTTCTAGGTATTCTTTAACAAATAGAGAAGGTCTAAATGTCATTACATTATAATCTAATTTATCTGTACTTACATTTCCGTAATCAATCAATGGGTAATAATATCCAGAGCCATAAGCACTACTATTAGCTGTGCCTCTTGAACCCGATACCTCCCAAGAAGAAGTAATATTTTCGTAAGTATATGTATGGTCGTAAAAACTAAAGTCTAAGTCATCGGCAGGTATCTCATTACCTGACAATCTTTTATTTCCTAATGCAGTTATAAACCCACCTAATTCACCGAACACACTACATTGATATTCTATTGTCTTATTATCTATTACTATCTCTAATATTCTTAATGTACCCTTAAAGACTTGTATCTTATCAATAAATATTCTACATTGCGCTGACTTACTTGCATTGAAATTGTAGTTAACATTTGGTAGCTCATCGTCCGTAAGATTAGCATTACCTAAGTCAAATACAAAGCCAAAGATTTTATTGTTAATAGCAGTACCAGATATATTAATTGTCTTAGAAAAAGAAGTATTCTTAGATCCAAAATCTACTATGTCATCAATGCTATAACTAAACTCTGTACTTATATCTTGCAACAAATCTAACTTATAATCTTCAATATATATTTCTGTGCTAATCATTATCTAAATTGGCTTGTTAAATATTTACCTACTTCAATGTCTATTTCAAAATTAAATAACTTATCCGAAGTTTCTGTCTTGTATTGGTAATTTGTACTTGCAATAGTAACAGGGAAGTATGCACCTTGCACTTCCATATAACAAATAGAACTAGCAAATAATTGTGCTAACCATTCGTAATCTTGCTCGCTTACCCAATCAGATATTAAATGAAACTTATCTTTATGCTGAATAGCATAGTTCAAAGTGGATTCGTTATACTTATTGTAAGAATCTATATTAGTCATTTGGTTGCCAGATAGCTGATAATCATTTCTTCTATACGATGCCCTTTGTACTTCTGTTGACCTTTTATTAACTAATGCAAATTTCATAGTGTCCCAACCTCCTAGCCTATTAAGGAAATGAAGATTGTACTGCTTATATTTAGGGTAGCACTTTTGTTTAAATTGTAGCTTCCTAGATTCTGCTACTCCTAATTTAATATAAACATTGTAGCCATAGGTGGATTCAGTTATTAATGTCCTACCTGCAAAAGTATTGATATGTCCTGCTTGACAATTAAATAAATTCATTTCCCCACTAAATGTAATGCCACCGCTTGCAGTATCTATAACTGTTCCTGATTCGTTTATTACATCAATCCAAGCCTGATAAGAACCAGCAGTAATCTTAAAATATGTAGCAAAGAAATTATCCCCATACTCTATTGAAATATTATCGTTATCCCTTTCCGTTAGCCAGTCATCCGTAAAGTTTTCTATAAGTAAATTATCATAGTAATCAGATAGAACTAAAGGAGTATTGTTATTAACAAAAAGAATATCTGCAAACAAAGGTGGGTAATAGTTATAAGAACTTAAAGCACCACTAACTAAGTTTAAGTTAGTTATTAAGTTGCTGCCACTTACATATTCTTCACCTATTTGTATTGTTGATGCTACTTTAATTTTATCATTAGATGCAACTAAGATAGATGAACCAGAAGGCTCAAAGTAATTAGTTACATAAGCCCTTACAATTGGAGATGCGTTAAATACTCCGTAGCTACCTTCGGCAGATGGAGCAGGGAATATCTTAGTTCTGCTTACTTGACTTCCGTTTACATAAACATCATACACAAACTTAAACGAAGTTTCACCTACATTGTTTGAACTTGATACATACCATAAGTCATCGTGCATACTGCTATAAGGCGCAGGGCTACTTTGGATTGTTATTGCCATTTGTTATTTCTTTAACTATTTGTCTTACTGAAATTTGAATATCTTTGCCGAATGCTGTTTCCATTACTGTTATAAATGATTTATCAAAAACATACTTTTCAGCATTGTCAAAGTAATGCGTTGACTTTATACCTTTTCTATGAATAGAACTAGCTATTACATAAGCTAAAGATTTTTTACTATCTATTGCCTTTGTTTCTTGACCTAATTTTTTATAAGGTTTAACGCTAACTGTTTTTAGTTTGTTATAACTAAGCCACTTTTCTATTGAAGAAATTGGCACACTTTTTTTAGATGAGTTAAATTTATATGGAGTAGAATTATCTGCTTTAATATTTTTAGTACCCTTAACCCCTTTATTTATAAAGTCAAAGTATTTAGATGCAGGGTCGCTTTTAGGATAACCCATACTTAAAGTATAGGTTGTACCGAATTTAGTTACCCTTGCAATGATATCATTTATATCACCGCTTGCAATAGAGTTACTTAGCTTAAGATTTTTTTGAGCTTCTTTTATAAATTCCCCACCATATAATCCTAATAAGTATTCAATAGTAGGTAATTCTGTCTTACTACCATAAGCCTCATTCCCAAATTTATTAAGGAATCCATCTCCTATTGCCTGTGCTTGTGCTTGACTAATGCTCATAACAATAAATAGGGTAAAGGTCTAAAAATAACTAACCCCCACCTTTTTTAAGAGTAGGGGTAGCCAAACCATAAACCTATGTAAACATCTAACGAATCTTTTTTATCTGCTCATTGTCAAAGTCTGTCTTTGCTTTTAAGTAAGATAATATATTTAAACATTCTATTGTACTCATTTCATATCCTTGCGTAACTGTGCAATTTTCGTACTCGGCAATAAGTTTGGCGCTATATTGCCATCCAAAATAATGCATAAACTTTGAACCACCTCTTTCGCTTTGTCCTTGTTCATCCCTGCTTCTAACATCTTGTTCACCAAATAGTCCTGTGAAACTTCTATCCAATTTCTGTATACTTGATAAAAAAAAACCAACGAGTGATATACGTCTATAAATTTAGCTTCAAGCATATCGTTGGAATACTCCAGATGCCTACTCGCATCGTAGGGTTGGTCAAACCAAAAGCCAAACTTTCTTTTTTGTGGGATTACCATTGTGGCTGCTAACTTGTGTAAGTTGCCGTACAAATCCTCACTAAATACTTTGCTTTCAATGTATCTGGCGAATGGCATCTTGCTAACATCATAGTTAATCCTGTACCTCTTGCCCTTAGATATGGTTATATGCTTCTTAGGATTGCCTAGAATCGGCTCGTTTAGAAAATTAATAGACTTGTTTAGTTCCTTGTATTCGTTCAAAGGAAGGCTATCTATTTGCATTTCAGTCATATTGTTGACTATTGCTACTAGCTTAACTTCTAGGTCTAAGTCCGTTGCATCCTTCTCTTTAGAATTAAGAGCAGTATAAATCTGTTGGTATTGCCAGACAGTTATTTTATTCCACATAGTTCCTTGATTTTGCATAAAGATAAGACAAATAAATAGACTATACAAAATAGTGGCACAGAAATAAAGAAGAACTTAATCATTGCTAATGTTTCTTTCATATTAATCTTTGTAAAATTCGTATGATAATGATACTAATTCCCTTGTAAGTTTTTTTACTTCAAGTTCTTTTGAAGCTAATTTCTTTTCAAGTTTAGCAATCCTTTCAATAAGACCTTCTATTTCCATCTTATCTAAGATGCCTTGTTTCAGTTCGTAATTGTTCATAGTTTAGTTTTTAAAATATCCCTGCTCCCATTTCAGGATAACCCACTAAGATTATTAATTATTGTTAATTAGCAGGGATAGTAAGTTAAATGTTTTCTAAATATGCGGTTATAAGAAATACTACTACTATTATAATAATAGCCTCTATGTTGTGTTTCGTTTGTTTCGTTTGTTTCATAATAAATGTGCGTTGGTCAGTCGCACCCCTGACTTTGGGGGTTTATAATTTAATTCCTTTATTAACTTTTAATACTTTTAAATGTCCATTATCTTGAACTATGCATTGAAATTGATAGCCTTGTTCTATAATACTTAATGCTTTTTTATATAATGTTTTATTAATATGTTTTCCTTTAACATATCTATTTAAATCTTCAATACAAGTTTCTTTTGTAATTGGTTTATCCCAAGATGACCAGTCAATTTTAAACATATACTTTGGTTTTGGTTTGATAAATCAAAGATAGGGTAAGATATATACACCTTCCAAACATTTTGTAAACTATTTTTAGACTTTGTGATGAGTGGTAATAATCAAGGATAAGCGGTATATCAATCATAAATGAGCCGATTGTCAATCGTTTTCGGCTCAAAGTTGCACTATAAAGCTACTTCTATTGATTCATTAAACGAATGAGTATCTGCCATTACCCCTCTTAATACTAAAGTTTGACCAAGCTAAAGCCAATGCCATAACACAGTCATCGTGGAAACCACTAGGTGCAGAGTACTTAACCCCATTGGCGGTAAACTGATATTCAAAGACTTGCAGCTCATTTGTTATTGCTCCCTCTGGGTAACCTATCCTGCCCTGTTGTATGGCGGTTGCAAGACCCTCCATTAGTTGCTGCTTACTTGAGCTTGTAAACTTTAAGCCTTCAATAGCTATGCCATCCCTTTTTAAATCTTCTAGGATAGGGTCGCCTACTCCTGTGCTATCTATCAATATAGGGCATCTTGGTAGCCTCTTTATATTCTCCTTAGTGTTATGCCAATCCATTTGATAGCGGTCAAAATAAGCCACGTTACCGCTATTGTCAAGCCCTATGATAACTGTATGGTCAACAGACTTAGCAAGGTCAATCCCAAAACAAACTATTGGTTGGCTGCTGATAGTCTTAACGCAATCCTGTATAAATTTGTTACCAAATGGGTTCGCACTATTCTCGCTAGGGTTTGCCATATACTCCTGCTCAAATACTACGTTCGGCAGTTGCATCCTAGCATCGTCTATTTCCATAGGGTCTATGTGCGGATTGTCGTAGCTAGTAAACTTAAAGGAAGCCCAATCATTTTCCCCTGCTTTCATAAATAGGCTATAAAAATAGTTCTTGCCTCTAGGGGTTGAAAGGAATATTGCCTTGCCTTTGTAATCGGTTAGCGTTGGGCGAATACTATTTTGCCATCCTGATTCAAGTTCAGGGATATATGAAGCCTCATCTATTATTACCAAGTGAAACTTTCTACCTCTAAGATTATCTAATCGTTCCCCTGTAAAGAACTCAATCTGTCCGCCATTGGGAAAGTCAATTTTAAGGTCAGACTTATTCTTAGGCAGTTCTAGGCTCTCGGTTAGCTTTGCAAAGAAAACCTTAGCCAATCCATAAGTAGGGGTAATATAAGCCACAGAAAGCCCTTTAACTGCGTATGTAACTGAAAGTATCTGGGATAGTTCCGACTTGCCAAACCTACGACCGCACATCACCACTCTAAAACGCTTATCGCACTCTAAGATTATCTGTTGGTTTGCGTGTGGCTTTGGTAGAAATATTTGCACTATAAAATGGTTTTGCCATCTATAAAGATAACCTCAATTTTATTATCTGTTTTAATATCCATCTGTTCTTTAGGTTTGCCATATACTCTGGTAAGTAAAGTATCTAATGAATACAGGCTACCTTTTTGTAGACTTTTATTCATAGCACCTGCAATAGTCTTTTCTAATATTGTTGCCTTTGGGTTTTTATAAACTGCATTAAGTTCTTCCATATCCATTGACATCATTACTTGGATTGTGTCGTTTATTTCGCTTAGTTTGTAGCCTTGTTCTTTGAGTAGGCTAACATACTTACGCGGGCGTCCGTTTGGGTTACCTGATTCACCTGGCTTATATGGTATTAAATGTTCTTTGCTCATTCTGTTATTGTTCTGTTTTAATATACGGTTGTCCGTTTCTTTTTACTTCTAAAGTTGGGTCAAGTTTTTGCATCCTATCTACAATCACTTGGCAGTATTTTGAGTCAAGTTCCATACCATAGCATTTGCGTTTAAGTTGATGCGAAGCAGCCATTGTTGAACCAGAACCAAGAAATAAATCTAATATTAATTCATTTTGATTTGTAGAATTATTTATTCCTCTTTCGCATATTTCTAATGGTTTTTGTGTTGGATGTTGCATTTGCAAACCTTTCATTCTATTTACTTGCCAAACTCCATTTTGCCTTTCTTTTAATTCTCTTCTTCCAATCATTCCAAATATAGCCCATTCACTATCCCCATAAGAACCTTTTAAATCTCCTAATCCTGGACCACCTTTATCCCAAACTACTACGCTTTTAATCTTGCCAATATTTTGACATACTTCTTTAAAATCATTGAAGCAATCCCATCTGCACCATATATAAAAATGCCTATTGTTTTCAAGAAATAATGGTATTAAATTTAATGCGTCTTGACCAACATTTGTATTCTCATCGTTTAATATTTGTGTATCAGTTCGCTTTTGTTTTACTTCACTTTTTTTACTATCCCAAGCATTACTTTCATAAGCCATTCCATAAGGCGGATCTGTAAATACCATATCAGCCTTTTGTCCGTTCATTAGCTTTGCCACTTGGTCGCTATCCGTACTATCGCCACAAAGTAATCTGTGTTCCCCTATCTCAAATAAATCCCCTAAAACTATATCCGTTTCAATACCTCCGTCTGGTATTGCAAACTCATCTTCTTCGGCTTCTAAATTGTTTACATCAAAGTTTGGTATATCTAAACCCCAATCAGTTAATTCTTCTGCATCCCAATTATTTGCTAGGTCATCCCAATCCCATTCTCCAAATCCTACATTATCTTTTACTATAAATTCCTTTTGCTTTTGTTCATCCCAATCTACTATTTGAATAGGTGCTTCTTTCCAACCTGCTTCCTTCATTGCCTTTAGTCGCATATTGCCACCTAAGACAATCATATCTTTATTAACTACAATAGGTCTAACATTAGCCATCTCTGGGAATGACTTAATACTTTCTACTAATTTCTTAAACTTGTCATCCTTAATAATTCTAGGGTTATTAGGATTAGATTTAATGTCATTAATCTTTACGACCTTGACTTCTGTAATTGCGTTCTTTTCTGTCATTTTTTTGTTTTAACAAAGATAGTGCTTTCTAGATTAATCTATCCATTTGCCGTGTGTTCTTAAATGCCAGAATCTATGTTTCAAGACTTCAATAATAATACCTAATAAGGTATCTGCTTCGTAAGTTCCTGCTTTTACTATTAGTTTCATAAATTGTTTATTTGCCCTGACCTCTGTAAGGTTTAGGTTTTGATGAATGTTTATTATAAGATTTCTTTGCTTGTCCTCTTTTTCTTTTACCAAATGATACTTTGGTTGCATCGCTTTTACCTTTTGCCATCTAATTTTTCTTTATGTTTCTCTTTTAAAAATTCCATATATTGTTTCTTGTCTCCGTATTCTAAATGATGCTCTCTGCATAAAGCCATAATATTTTCAATTGTATCTGCCGACTTACTGCCTCCCATTCCCCTTCTAAATATATGGTGCAAATCTACTGCTCTTGCTCCACATACTTCGCAAGGTATAAACTCATCTAGGATGTAACCAAAATGGGAACAATATACTTTAGTATGATTTTTTATTTTAGTTCTTCTTTATGGTATAAATACTCGCTATCTTCTGTATGTACTGCGCCTGTCATTAATTTACCCTCACTATCTTTATGTGTTTCCCCTGTCCATAATACACCATTTTTCGTATAGTGTGGCATCCCCTCAGCTAATTTTGTTTTATCAATTTGCTTTAATTTATTTGATGCCCATTCAATACCAGAAGTTCCACCCCACGCATCCCATATTAAACCTCCGCAACCTTCCGAGTAAGGCACGTCTTTATTTTGTTGCTGTCTTTTAAAAGAAGCCATCCTTGCTATTGTATCTCTAGATATATTTTCTTTGTTAGCTAATTGGTTTGCTCTTGCTTTACCTACTGCCGTTCCGCATTCACCCCATCCGTTTTCTTCAGCCCACTTCAAAGCCCTCTTTGCATTGTTAGTAGCGGATTCAGGATAGTCATTATAAGTTTCTTCATATTTACCGCCTGCTAATATAGCAGCCCAGACTAAAGCTGCTTGTTCGTGTGTATCATAAATACAGGCACTTTGTCCTACTTTCCATTTTCCGTTTGAGCATTTAATTACTGGCATTGCCTATCAATTTATTATAAATAGCAAAACGCTTATTATTTATATCGTGTAAGTTAAAGTTAGTATTGCAGTACTCAAATAGCTTTTGTCCGTATTCTATCCTTGCTGCTTCATCATTGACTAATAGCTTAATCCAATAGTACCAATCTTGTTGTTTGTTTACATAGCAGACAGGCATATCTTTATATGGATGAACGTTGCTAACTATTGCAGGGTTTCTCTTTGATGCAGTTTCTAAAACCTTTAGATTTGATTTCATTGAGCCAAACTTATTCTCAACTAAAGGAATGATACTTATATCCGAATCAGCATAAGCTCCCATATATTTACTTATTTCTGCATAGTCATATATCGTTGGGTTTAGCTTTAAGCCATTGGTAAATACTCCTATCATTCTATCCCATAAATGTTTTTCGCCTAGATTATATCCTGCTATTACTGTCTTGACAGGGAAGTTAATCTTCTTCATTGGGTTGCGTAATATGTCTAAGTCTGGAACGTGAGTGCCAGAGCCTGACCAAAACAATCTAACTAAATCTGATTCTAGTTTGTTATCTTGAAACTGCTCCTCGCCATAAGGTAATGCGTTGGGTAGTATCTCAACATTGCTATTGTATTTATAAATCTCATCGGCTAACCTTTCGTGCGTACAGGTACAAAGGTCTGCTATGCTAATAAAGTCTGTTATCCTTTTCGTTACATCGCTATCTCTGTATCTATCTGCTAAAATATGCGAAGGCGGTAAAATCCAATAGTCATCATTGTCAACTATTAACTTAAAGTTATATTTGTTTCTCATTTCTTCTAGCATATTTATTTCTGTGTGTGCTAGGAATCTATTAAATAAAACTATGTCATAGTTGTTATCAATAACCGCTTCGTTTATTACATCCGTAATCATACAATAGTCCTTCTTCATATTGACAAGTGGCATCATAATTCTATGATAACCTACTCCGCTAAACTTACTTGTAATTGCTAGTATTCTCATAATGGAATGTAATATGTTTTAGTGCCATCTCCGTATGCTTGTACGTTTCTATTGTGTAAATCCCAAGTCTTTTTAACTAAGTCCATTTTGTTATAGCCATAAACATCACTACCATTTTGCTCAATGTGAGTAGCTTTTGAATTAGGAATGAATTTAGTTTGCAACCCTGCTGCTCTTACCCTAGTACAGTAGTCTAGGTCTATTGCTCCGTAGGGGTCTAGTTCTTCATTGAATGCACCTACTTTTAATATTGCTTCGCTGCTTATTGTAAAGTTTCCTATCAGGTCTAGGCTATCACCTGCAAAGCCATGTAAAGGTATTGAGCAAATGCCTATTGTTTTATCTTGCATAAACTCATTCCTAGTTAGTAACCAATTATTTGGCTCTAGTATATCATTACCCATTATGGTAACGTAATCAATATGCTCAAAGTTTAATTGTCTTAAACCTTTATTTATAGCATTGGCAATACCTACTTCATTTATAATACTTATAAGGTCAATATGTTTATTAGCATTTTTTATATTGCTAAATAAAGTTTCAATATTCTTACCCTGATAATTAAGATATATTATTGCGTTCATCGTGGTTTGTTTTCTCCTATTTTTCTAGCAGGTACTCCTGCGTATTTTGTAAATGGTTCTGATTCGCCTTTAAAGAATGCACTTGCTCCAATCATACATCCTTCTTTAATATAACTGAATTGATGTAATACTGCGTTTAAACCTATGTTTGAATTTTTATCAATAATAGAATGTCCGCCTATCTTTGCACCGCAGCTTATAGTAACATTATTATTTATTTTACAATCGTGTCCTATATGTGCGTGCTTCATAATAAAACAATTATCAGCTATATAAGTTATTTGTTCTGTACCTGCATCAATAGTAACTAATCCTGTGATTATATTATTATTTCCAATTAAAATTTTACCTCTTTTTATTTGCCCTTTCTGTATTATTTTTAAAGTTCCATAATCTTTTATTTGTTCTTCATATTGCCAATACTTCTTATGTTCGGCAGGGTCGCCTATTATACAATAAGCACCTATGTAATTGTTATCTCCTAGTATAACATTGTCTCCTATGATAGCAGTAGGATGTATATAGTTAGCCATTTGTTTTCTTTTTAGTTTTTTTTATAATGTTAACTTGAGTAGGTTCTATAATCTTTTCTATTGGTAAGGTTTCATAGTACGCATACAATCTCATTAACATTTCCATTCTACAAGCTGCACACCATATCGTAAGAATAAAACTTGCGTTAAGATATGTTTTATAAATATGTTCATACATTCTAAGAATAGGTAAATCTAAGTTTCTTACATAACCACTTTTTGCAGTTTCGTAATTATAATAATGTTCTTTTAAAAACTCTCTGTGTTCTAGTTCCATATTTTATAAATTAAGGTTTCAACAATAGCAGCTAAAAATCCAGAGATAAAAATAACACTTGCTATATCTACAACTAATTGAGGTGAGAAATATAGTACTCCCCCAATCCACGCAGCCAGACAACTTCCGCAACTGAAAGGTTTGAAATTGACTTTCCATTTGATATGAAGGTTGTGGATAGAACTAAAAAATAATGATGTACAGACACTTGTTATAATAATTTGAATCATTTCCTAATATGTTTTTTTAGTTCGTTTTTAGTTTGTTTTAATGTCCTGATAATACTCATATAGGGTATTCCTGTTTTTCTACTTAACTCCTTTGCGTTCTTATTAAATTCAAAAGTATATAAGTTTAAAATTTGTTTTTGATACCAATGAAGATTTTCTATTCCTTTTTCCATTATATCAATAACGCTATTTTGTTCTACATCTGCATTATCATTATCTTCGTATTCTGTATAGTTCCTGTATTTTTTCCAAAACTGACTCCTATCAGACTTAATCATATTCAGCATTGTGCGTACTATGTAAAATCTAATTTCATTCCTTTCGTATAAACCAAACAGCTTTTCTTTTTCCATTTCTAAAAGAACCATAAAGACCTCAACCTTTAAATCATATTGTAGCTCCTCTGGTTGCATCTTTGCAAATGCTTGGTTTACTTCTTCATTAAGCCAATATTCTTCTATAATTTTATTTTTGTCCATTCAACTAAAGCAGCTTTGTTATCTACTTCAGTACAAATATAGACTAAACTTCCGCATTTCCAACAATCAGTAAATCTTTCAATTTGTTCTTTGCTTAATTTATCACCTAGTTTTTTTATTTCTACCATAACATATTTACCTTCTGCGTTGTAACCTTGCAGGTCTGCCCATCCTTTTTGAATCGTTCCTTTTCTTTTGCCATAAGGAATATTATTAACTCTATTTAATCTTACTCCTATGTAACCTAAGTTTTCTTTTGCCCATCTTGTAAGTTCGTTTGCTGATATATCCATAGTTTTTCGTAAAATTCTTTTGTAAATAAAATCCTATTAATATTATTTTTTAAATCTTGTATAGATAAATAGCAGTCTTTATAGTTATTTGTATAACACCATTTCCTAGTTCCGTATTCTGTGTATCTAACTTGGTAAACTTTCAAATTGATTTATTGCTTTAAATATTTCAAATGCCACTTGTGGAACTATTGCGTTTCCTGCTGCTTTAATTGATTCTCTCCTAATACTTGGAAAGGTTTTATAGTCCAATCCGGTGGGTAACCCATCATCTCGTAATAAAACATAGGGTTGTTTTGGCCAATTATTCCAGTTATTGACCTTATCCTTCCTGGAACACTCTCTATGTTCATTATTGTTGGCTCTCCTCTCATTTTCTTTAATTCTTGTGCTTGTGGGCCTTGTGTATCTCTTGCTGTTGGAGTAGGCCACAAAGAAAACTCTTTGTCTTTTGTGTGGTGCGTTTTTGCCACAAGCTGGAAGTATAAACGCTTGTACTTCGTACCCTTGATTTTCCAAGTCAACTTGCACATCGTTGAATACCATCCCCCCCCCCCAATTAACAATTCCGAGTACGTTTTCGCCCACGACCCAAGTTGGTTTAACTTCTTTAATTGTTCGCAACATTTCTGGCCACAAGTGTCTTTCATCTGCAGTTCCAAGTTGTTTTCCTGCACTTGAATATGGTTGGCAAGGGAATCCTCCTGTGAGAACATCAATCTCCCCTGCGTGAATTGAGAAGTCTGTTTTGGTAATATCATTGTATGATTTTGAATTTGGAAAATGGTGTGCTAAAACTTTTTGTCCGAATGGATTCCATTCGCAATGAAATATATTTTCCCATCCTGCCCATTCAGCAGCCAGGTCAAATCCACCTATTCCTGAAAATAAACTTGCGTGTGTCATAAACTTTCAAAGTATCTTTTTAGTGCTAGTTTTTTACATTGGGTATCTAAGAAATATTCATCCTTTATTAGTTGGTTAAATTCTTTAGCATCTTGTCCGTGCATTTTGTTTAATTTGTACTGATTATCTTGCCTAACAGTCTTAATAATTTGTAGCATTTCGCTAGGCTCAAACTCTAATTTTCCTTGCTTTAGTAGAATTGCAAATACCTTGTCAGCATTAAAAACCCTATTAAAGTCATTCCTAGCTGATTCTAGCCACTCTTTTTGGGTAAATGATACTATCTCCTCATCCGATAATTTGGGTGGCTCTATTGCGCTTAAAATCGGTTTTGCCATTTTGCGTACTTCGTTAGCTTTTTTAGTGTAAGCTGACATAACCTGCCCAATAAACTTAGGGCTAAATTTTTCGTAGTGTTCTGTTGAGCAGTCTATCTTGCCTTGTACTGCCATCTTAAAAGCTATTCTAAATTCCTGTATTGTGTACATTGGATAGCTAGTCCTTATAAAATCTTCAATGATTATCATTTCTTCTTTATCTGGATAGTTTTTAAAACCAAGCAAAGTGAAGATGTAGGCTAAATTTTCTTTTAAAATAATTGGCGAAACTAGGTTTAGCTTATCACCATTGAAGCAATTTAGTATCTCGTTATCAGCTATTGACCCAGTCTTTAAGGGTTGCCATTCGTTGCTCACTTGCAGCGGTTGGGCTAAATGTTTTTGAATTTCCATAAGTATTTTTGTTTTTTATCCAAGTGTTTATTCTGCGTTTGGCATCAAAGAACTTTTCTAGTTCGTAACGCAATTTACCATCTTTATTTGGTTCGCACCAGTATTCTAAAAAATCATTGTATGAATCTGCTAATAAATCTTTATGCTCTAAAATTTTGTTTTTAAATATATCTATACTACTTACTTTACTTTCATTTTCTTTTATTTCCTTTTCTTTTCTTTTCTTTGCATTGCCCTCCCCAATAGCCACCCTATTAGCCTCCCCATTTCCCCATCTGCTTATTGCTCCATTTTTGCCACTTTCACTTAATTTTGCTCTCAATCCTAAATGGTCATTAAGCCTTTCTGACCAAAACTCCCCTTCTGCAATACTAAATAAATCAAACTGCGTAATCACTCCTTTTACTTTTGTATCACTTGATTGCATTTGCATTGCCAATATTGGTATTAATTCCAAAGGCATTTTACCTCCTGCATCGGCTAATTTTTCAATTAAAAACCAATAGATACCATAACCCTCCATCCCTAATTGATGTCTTAAAAAAAGCACCTTTGTATCATTAGCAGCGTTATAGTCGTGGCTAAAATAATAAGATTTGTTTTTCATAATAAAAAAGCCCTCGGATTTGCAGGTAATTGCAGTACCTACTCGTCTTCGGGCAATAAAGTTTAATCT